TTTGAACAAGTTACCTTTGCATACTTGAAGAGAACAACTATCCCTGCTGATGTTATTAAAGCTCTGAAGAAGAAAGCAGCTCCTAAGAAAGATAAGGGTAAACAAGATGGTACTCCCGGAGCTGTTGGTGGTACTGGTGGTCCTGCCAATACAGATGCCCTAAAGCCAGCAATTAAGGAGCTACCGTGACAATACAATATGTAGCTCTGCCACTATTTCCTGATTCGTCATACACCTATCCAATTGCTTTAGAGGGTGTGTCGTATAACTTAGAGTTCCTCTACAACGAGAGGGCTTCTTTATATTACATCTCTCTCTATGATTCTGATAGTAACCCTATTGTATTAGGGGAAGCTTTAGTTCCAACCTATCCAATCTTCAAAGACTATACTATTCCGGGCTTGAATGGGTTTATCTGGATGGAAGAGATTGCTACACTTATTAATGAACCTTATAAACTCTATCCTGATTCTATTGATCAATACTATAACCTATACTATATTTATGCGGGGTAATGTTACATGGATGCACTACTCCAGAAAGATAGGGTTTATGAGCTGATCATAGGAGACTATAAGACCGCTGCTGGTTTGTTAATAAACAATTTACAAGTTACGTTTGATATCTCCAAGTCTACAGAGAATAAGAATAAGACAAACTCTGCATCCATTGAAGTATACAACCTCTCTCGTGACCAACTACACGTATTAGACACAGACTATCCTGTTGCTGTCTTTAGTGCTGGTTACAGAGGCACAGGAGGAGTTAAAAGACTTTTCTCCGGTCAAGTGAACAATGTCACAACACGTAAGAGTGGTACAGACACAGTTACACAGATACAGATGGGTAGTGGTTATACAGAACTTAATCATAAAGTATTGAGTGCTGTTGTACCTCCCGGAAGGAATGTAGAGGAAGCCATTGAGACTCTTCGTAAAGCCATCGGTGCTGATCGAGGAGTTTATAATGGAACCAACCTTAACAATGAATTGATTTATGGCTATCCACTCTCAGGCACTCCCAAAGAGATGTTGGATGAACTAGCTCAGAAGTACTCACTTGATTGGCAGCTAGATGGAAGTGTCCTCTACGTTCATAATAATGACAGAGGTAATACTGAGAACTTTAAGCAAGCCTATGTCATCTCTGAATACACAGGCTTGATTGAGATTCCTTATAGAGTCAGTGGGGACAAAAGACGCTCCAAGAAAGATAAAGTAAAGAAACCCGGAGTGCAGTTTAAGATATTATTAAACTCTGCTATCACAGCAGGTGATGTCATCAAGCTTGAGGACTCCTTTATCACGGGTTGGTATGTAGTTAAGAGTTTGCGACATACAGGTGGTTGGAGAAGTTCAGGTTGGTACACTGAGATAAAAGCAACAGCAATTGAGAAGGTAGTCAAGTCATGAGTACAGAAGCTATACAAGACCTTCTCACTTCCTCGTTTGAAAGTCAGATGAATAACCAACACACTTCAATCCCCTGCATAGTTATCAGTGTACGTGACAACCTCTCTGGTCAAATGGTGGATATTCAACCAACTATCAATCAGAAGTTCCAAGATGGCACTGTTGCTGAACGTCCTCCAATCCTCGGTGTTCCTGTATCCTTTCCTGTCTCTAAAACAGCAGGAATGACCTTCCCGATTAATGTTGGTGATACAGGTATGGCTATATTCTCGATGAGAAGTATGGATGCTTGGAAGGCTGGGAATGGTAGACCAACCACGCCGCTTAACTTTGCCAAGATGGACAAAGGTGATGCTGTCTTCTATCCCGGAATTCAACCCCCCGGAATGGCTGTCAACAACCCCGCCAAGCATGTTCATCCTCATGACACACATGACACTGTAATGTTTGCTAACTTGGGTGGTGTAGAAGCTGAGATGAGGTTGAAGGCTGACGGTAGTATTGAAATTAATACTTCTAACCAGCCAGTCATTATTAACTGTTCAGACGCTACTGTTAATGCCACAGACACTATTAGTTTGAATGCCCAAGTGATTGATATCACAGCCCCCACTACAAATTGGGTTGGTAATATCAACCTTACTGGTAACTTAGTGCAGACAGGTAATTATAATATCACGGGTGTTGCAACATTCAACGGTATTGCCTTCAGTACTCACAAACATCTAAATATTACAGTTGGTACAGGAACTTCAGGAGGACCAACAGCATAATGGATATTCTCCTAGATATAGATACTAAAGATGCTGTCTTCTTTAATGGACCTCTCACTTCTGATTATACAACTCAGCCTCTGACACAGACCGTTGAGCAAAGACTTCGTATCCGTTTAAGCACTTTCCAAAATGAATGGTTCATGGATACAACTTATGGTATCCCGTACTTCCAGTCAATATTAGGGAGGAAGGCTACTAAAGAGGCAGTGGATTTAATATTTCAGCAAGCAATCCTAGCAGAGAATGGAGTAAAGGAGATGGCTTCCTTCACCTCTACTTTCACCAACAGACAATACTCCATGACCTTCACAGTCAAAGTTAGTAACGGCCAGATTACACAGCCTGTTTCTATTACCCCAATAAATTAAGGAATAAGCATGGCTGGATTAACAGATGCTGGCTTTCAAGTAAAAGTATTAACAGACATTCTCACAGATAAACGTGCTGTTGCTGTAACACTGTTTCAAGACCAGACAGTTCCGGGGGACATTGTAGACACAAGTGACAGTGCTCTGTTAGGGCGCCTTATCTCCCTAGACTCTCCAAGTGAGGCTGACCTCTGGCAAGCCGCCCAGCAAGTGTATTCAGCATTCGATCCTAACTCTGCTACAGGGATTGCTCTAGATAACTTAGTAGCTTATGCTGGACTGACTCGCTTAGGTCAAACATATACAACATCCTCTGTCTTGATGGCTGGTGATACTAACACTCTTATCACGTCAGGAAGTGTGGTTAGTAGTAGCACAACTGGTGCTCAATTCAACGTTAACACTCCCATAGCCCTATCACCAATGTCAGCCAGTGGCGTCACTTTAAGTGTGCTTACAACCACTAACTTGACAGCTTATTCTATCACCTATACGAACACTACTACCAGCAACACCATCACTTACACTACAGATAGCACAGCCACTCTTGCTGAAATCCTGAATGGACTACAAGCAGTTATTGTCAGTGCTAACCCGTCACTAGTTTCAAGTGTTGTAGGGAACACCTTAGTAATTGACAGTGTTGATGTGTTCCAACCTTATTCTTTTACAACCTCTACTAACCTAGGGATTATCAAGGTAAGGGCCACTGGTCAAGTAGTGGCTAATGTTGCAGGTGTACAGGCTCAGCCAATAAACTCAATTGACACCATCCTTACGCCGATGCTTGGTTGGGACAGTGTAATCAATCCCGTAGTTGCTGTAAGTGGATCTAACCTAGAGACTGATGAAGCATTACGTTTCAGGTTTCGTAACGGTAAGTTTGATAAAGCTACTAATAGTTTTGATAGTGTCTACTCAGCTATTGTAAACCTTGCTAATGTTGCAAGTCTTATTATCTATGAGAACGACACAAGTGTTACAGATGCTAATGGTATTCCTCCTAAGAGTTTCCTTCCTATTGTTGTTGGTGGGTTGAGTACAGACATTGCTAATGCTATTTGGGAGAATAGGCCAACTGGTATTCTTAGTTATGGTAATACTTCTGTGACTATTAATGATGTCCAAGGAATGCCTCATGTAGTGTCATTCTCTAGACCAACTCCCGTAGTCACTTACATCACTCTGAACATTACAACTGACAGTACATTCCCAGCGAATGGCAGGGCAGCTATTGCCACATCTCTCCTGAACTACTTTAGTTCTAACTTGGGCGTTGGTGATGACATTATTTATAGTCGTCTGTATACGCCCATCAATGCCGTTGCAGGTTTCCAAGTTAACTCCATGTTTATTGGAACAACTGCAAGTCCTACAGGAACTAGTAATATTGTTATTAACTTTGACCAGATTGCATCACTGAACTCAGTTAATATCATCATCCCTTAAAGGAGGGAGTTATGCCGCAGAATAGCTTCCAAACAGTTGACTACTTGGCAGAGGCAAGAGGAAGGGTAACAGAACTCCTGAATGGAAAACCCATTTTTGACCGCTACTTGCAACTTATCTTGAGTGAGAAACAAACTCTACAACTTGTCTTCCAAGACTTGATGCAGAAGCGTTCTATTGATACTGCCACAGGGAAGCAGTTGGATATAATTGGAGATATTGTAGGGCAACCTAGAGAGCTTATTGATACAGCTCTCCTTACATACTTCGCTTACCTAGGCTATTCCAATGCTGCATCCTTTGGTGACTTGAATAACACTGTAGCCGGTGGAGCCTATTATGATCTCAACAACCCACTATCTGGTAACACCCTACTAAGCGATGAACAGTATCGCCTCTTTATCAAAGCTAAGGTCATTAAGAATAACACTAATGTTACCCCGAACCAACTACTAGGGTTTATGCAGTTTGTGTTTGGGACTGACATCAACTTGATTGTAGCAGAAGGCGGTGGTGAGTTTACATTATTGGTGGGGAGATTACTCTCCTCTTTTGAGAAGGTACTTCTCAACTATATATCTTATTCCTCTGGATATCCCTCAAGGTTTGTTCCAAAACCTATTGGTGTGAAAGTTAACTTTGGGGAGTTTGACGCTACAAACTACTTTGGTTTTCAAGGATCTCCTAATGCTAAAGGGTACGGTGATCTCAGTGATCCCACTCTTGGTGGTGTTTACGCTCAACTTATTTAAAAGGAAATATTAAATTGTCAGAAATTTCTCGCCCAGACATGACATACCAGTGGGCTTCTGGTGGTGTGATGGTAACACCTTCAAGTGTTAAACTCCAAACTGGTTGGGGTGCTGAAGTCCCACCTTATCAGTGGGAAAACTACATTCAGAACCGTCAAGACAACGCTATTGTACACTTGTTCCAGAAGGGTATTAGTGTTTGGTCAGCTACGCAAGATTACTACTTCACCACCTCTGGAACTAAGGCTTTTGTCCAAGGCAGTGACGGGAAGGTTTATGAGGCTGTGCAGAGTAGCACTAACCAGAACCCTACAACAGACACTACCAATACATACTGGAAGGTTGCCTT